TTATTAGATTGACTTTTACCAGATTGATTACTGTCTTTTTCATCATCTGCTTTTTGTTCACCAAAATTATTAAAATCATTTTTTTCATCAGCGTCATCATCTGACTCTTTAGTATTTGAGTTATTGCCTTCGCCGTCACCATTACCATCTTGTTCATCATCAAAGTCATCTTCATCATCAAAGTCATCTTCATCATCAGAAAGTTCATAACTTTTTGCAAGTGGATGACTATCAAAGTCTGGTAATTTTTGCATTTGTTCAACTTGTTCTTTTTGCCAATCTAAAAGTTCTTTAGCTAAAGTTAACACATCATCAAAAGATTCAAGAGCGTCAACTTTAACTAACCATTCTTTGTCTTCAGGAGTAAAAATGAAAGGCATTCTTTGTAATGATTTTGACCTTAAATTAATCTTGTCAATAATCATAAATTCTTTATTGATATCTTTACCTGTGATACCAAAGAAATTCTGTTTTTCTAATATATCAAAACCATTCTGATAATTTCTAACAACACCAGGATATTTTGCTTGA